GTATAGGTAAAACGACTATTACCAGTATGTTATGTACTTTCTTTGCTAAACATGAAGGTTTACCTTCCGGACCTTAATTTCGATATACAGTTAATCCTGCTGCAAAGTATTGGGATGGTTTTTTAACATCCCAACACACAGTCATTTTAGATGATATTGCAAGTGAATCTCCAGATCTTGGAGACCCTGGCTCTTTGAATGTTGTTATTCAGACCATGAATAATCAAGCTTTTTGTCCAGATCAAGCATCTCTCGATATGAAGGGTACAACACCTTTTCGAGGTAAACTCGTAGTAGCTACAACAAATGTTAAAAATTTGAATGCTTATCATTATTTTTCTTGCCCATCTGCAGTACAACGAAGATTTCCTTTCATTATTACACCAGTTGTTAAAAAAGAATTTTTGGATGAAAGAGGAATGCTTAATTCAGAAAAAGTACCTGTAGATCAACCTTATCCAGATCTTTGGTTATTCAAAGTAGAATTAGTACGTCCAGTACCTATTGATAATGGAAAACACTATGCAAAAGTAGAGGTTATTCTTGAGAATGCGAATATCAAAGACCTATTAATGTGGATGCATGAAGCTATCATCAAATTTAACTCAGATCAGCTGCGAGTGGAAAATTGTAATAATTTAATGTTATCAACAGAATTGTGTTTATGTTGCAATTTGCCGGACACTTTATGTTCAGTTCGGCCTCAAGGTTCTGTTGAATCCGCACACGCGATTATATACTTCTTTTGTGGAATGTATGTGTTTATAAGTTTAATTGGATGCATTGTTCGTAAAATTATTAAACAACCCGACATCCAACGTATTAGATTGTTTATTCATTATTATACAACTATGAAACGTAATATTGAATTGTACAATGTGAGGAAAAATCAAATTGTGCAGAAACTTACAAATCCTCAAACATGGTTTGATATTGGAGAAAGGATGAAGGAAGGTTTAAAACAACCAAAAGTTTTTGCTACACTTGCTATAATGTTAGCATCATATATTTCAATGTATAAGATGTACAACAAATTATCACCTCAGGGTGATGTATCAGCTGATATTGGTACACGTCCAATAGATGAGATAAATGGTCGCGAAAATGTTTGGTATAATAACAGTTTCGATGTTACTACAGCAAATTTCACTCGTGAGAGTGCCTCATCTAAAAGTGTACAATTTTCTGATTTTTGCAATAAAATTTGCGACAATGTTAGTTATGTTACTATTAAAAGTGATAAAACAGGTAAAATAAATAAAGGTCGTATGCTTGCGTTAGGAGGACACATCTATATAACCAATAACCATAATGTACCAGATTTAGAAGATGGTGGACACATTAATATAGTATTTACACATACTAAAGGTGTCAATTCTAACGCTGATTTTTGCATAAGTGAGAGTGATGTACATCGTGTACCCAATCATGATCTTGCTTTCCTGACATTACGATCATTGCCTCCTAAGAAGAAAATAGTGCAATATATACAACGTGGGAAAGCTGATGGTATTTTTAATGGTGCTTATGCTACTAAATCTAAAATTGGACAAAGTGTGATTAATCCAGTTAAGAAAATTCAATTATTACCTAAACGCAAATTTACATATAAGGATTTGAATATTGCGGCCAATCATGCAGTTTGGGTTGGAAGGAGTGATGAACTTACTGTAGCTGGGGACTGTGGTGCACCACTTGTGGTACAGAGTTCATTTGGTTATTGTATTGTTGGATTACATTTTCTTGCCAATGAAATTATTAAAGGAGAGATTTATGCTACACATTTAGATGGTAATTTCGTAGAACAGGTTTATGATAATTTGTCTCAATTTAATGTGTCATCTGGAAATTTTTCTAGAATTTCAAGTGAAAGTAAAGAACGTAAAGTGACAGAATTGCATAAAAAGTCTGTTTTTCGTTATTTAGAGAGTGGTGATATTAATGTTTATGGTTCATTTACAGATTTTCGTGGAAAGAGTAATTCCAGTGTTGTTAAAACACCTATGAGTGCTTTTCTTACAAATAAAGGTTATAAAATAAATTTTACTAAGCCTGAAATGAAATCCTGGGTACCATGGCATATAGCAGCTAAAGATTTGGTTCACCCGATCGGGACTCTAGATACAGGTATCTTGGAGTATTGTGCTCAAGGTTATATAGAGGATGTCCTTAATAATATAGATGAAAAAAAAATAAAAGATATGTTACACATTTTAGATGATTTCACAACTGTAAATGGAGCTCAAGTGGCTTACATTGATAAGATAAATCGTAATACTAGTGCTGGTAATCCATGGAAAATGAGTAAGAAATTTTTTATGGAAACTATACCACCAGCACATGGTATGTTGGATCCAGTTAAAGTGGATGATGAAATTATGAATAGAGTAGATGATATTATAACGACATACCGTAATAATGAACAAGCTCACCCCAATTTCTGTGCTCACTTAAAGGATGAACCTGTCTCATTCGAAAAAGCTAAAGTAGGTAAAACTCGTGTATTTACTGGTGCTCCATTTGATTGGACTATTGTTGTTCGTAAATATTTATTAAGTTTCACACGTCTTTTACAAAACGAGAGATTAGCCTTCGAAGCTGCACCTGGTACTATTGCTCAATCTGTTGAATGGCAAGAAATGTATGATTATATTATTAAACATGGAGAGGATAATATTGTTGCTGGTGATTATAAAGCTTTTGATAAGAAAATGAGCCCAAAGGAAATTTTATTAGCTTTTGATATTATTATATACTTCCTCAAATTATCTGGTAATTATACTGAGGAGGATATACAAATAGTAAGGTGCATAGCAGAAGATACAGCCTTTGCCGTCGTTGATTACAATGGCGACTTGGTACAATTGTATGGATCTAATCCATCTGGAAATCCACTTACAGTTATATTAAACGGTATTGTCAATAGTATTCGTATGCGTTATGTATATTATATGTTGAATCCAGCTAAATCATTAGTGGATTTTAAGGAGAATGTGAATCTTATGACTTATGGTGATGATAATATTATGTCTGTGCATAATAAAGCCAAATGGTTTAATCATACTGCAATAGCTGATATGTTTGCATCGTTGGACATTGTTTATACTATGGCTGATAAAGAAGCTAAAAGTGTTCCCTTTATAAATATAAAGGATGCTTCTTTTTTGAAAAGAACATGGAGATTTGAGGATAAATTAGGGTGTATGGTAGCGCCCTTAGATCATGACTCAATAGAAAAAATGTTAATGGTTTGGAACAGGTCTAAATCCGTTACTGAAGAAGCTCAAGGCATATCAGTTATATCTACAGCTCTACGTGAATATTTCTTCTATGGTGAAGAAGTGTTCCAGGAAAAACTATTAACGTTTAAACAACTCGTAAAAGATCTCAAATGGGATATATGGGTTGAGGAGAGTACATTTCCTACCTTTGAGGAATTGTGCGATTCATTCAAAAGAAGTTCACGTCATTGTGACTCTTTTGAGATATACTTCCCCGTGGGAGTGTAATATCAAAGGACAGATTATTTGTTCAATTCATGTCTGTATAAATATACAAAGTAACGTCCTCTTTGTGTAGTAAAAAAGAATTGTCGAACTCACAAGTGTAGCACTTGTGTCTGTACGGAAGCTTCATTTAATGCGTTCTCACAAATATCGTAGTGAGAGAATGAGGTGTGGATCTTATGACTGTAAGATCACGTAAGTGGTAAAGGTACAGGACAGTTGGTCTAAAATTTATGTTGAATGTCAAAATACAAAATAAAAATAAAAATTTACAAATGTTTAATTATTTGTCGGGATATAATAGAGTCCCATGTAAAAACTCTACAAGCGATAGCGGCTTTAACAGCTATATTAGTGAATCTTTTTCAAACCTTCACTTAAAAGTTCAGGGGGATAATGGAATCGATACTGATCCAATGACTACGACAGATGAGGCTATGGAACAAAATGTTGGATTTACTGATCCTCCTAATAATGTTATCTCATCTATACCACATCCCATGGCGTATCTTAAGGTTGATTCGTCACAGAATGTTGAACTCGGTTCTTTTTTGCAACGACCAGTGCAAATATACCAAAAAACTTGGGCTGTGGGAAATACCATAGATGCAGCAGCTGATAATTTTTCACCGTGGCATGCTTATTTTAATAAGACATCTATAAAGAAAAAATTGGATAATTATTATATGGTAAGATGCAATTTACATTTGAAGTTTGTAATTAATGCTTCACCCTTTTTCTATGGTTGTGTCTTGGTTTCATATCAACCAATGCCAAACTTCAATCCAGCTCCAGTTGTTATTTCAGCAGCTAATCGTTTAGAGAACATACCTTTCTCTCAACGTCCTCATATTTATTTATATCCCCAAAATAGTCAAGGTGGGGAAATGGTTTTACCCTTTTTATATCATAAGAATTGGTTAAATGCGACTTCTTCCACAGATTTGACTAATATGGGTTTAATATATTTAAACAGTTTTAATGAATTGAAGAATGCAAATGGCGTTGTGAGTGATAATATAGATATAACAGTATATGCTTGGGCTGAAGATATTGAAGTTGCTGGTCCAACTCCTTCACTGGCAGTACAAGGTAAAGATGAATATAGTCATGATGGAGTTGTTTCCAGACCAGCTTCAGCAATAGCTAGAGCTGCTGGAAAATTATCTAGTTTACCTGTTATTGGTGAATTTGCTACTGCTACTTCTTATGCTGCTGGTGCAGTAGCTGACATAGCTGCTTTATTTGGTTATACGAATGTACCTGTGATTGATGATGTACATGCTTTCAAACCAAAAGCTTTTCCGAATTTAGCTGCTACTGATATTGGCACACCAATAGAGAAATTAACTCTTGATTCAAAAAATGAACTATCTATAGACCCCAAAATTGCTGGAGCAAATGTAGATGATGAACTCATGATATCTTCTTTCGTATCACGAGAATCATATATCTATAACACACCTTGGTCAGCTACCTCACCATCGGACACTAGTTTGTTTTTTACCAAAATTACACCTCAGATGTGTAGAATTGAAAGTATAACTGGAGCTTCTGTTATATACAATACACCTATGGGTCATGTCGCTAGGTGTTTTCGGTATTGGCGCGGTGATATTATATTTCGTTTTAAATTTATATGTTCAAAATATCATCGCGGTAGAGTAAGAGTAAATTGGAGTCCATTTGGTAATATAGGTACTATTGGTGATTATACCACTGAAACATACACACGTATTATCGATATAACAGAAGAAAATGATGTTGAATTTGTAGTGCCATATACACAACCAACATCATATCTTAAAACTTTTGCTGCAGATTATGTGCAGACAGCTGTTTCTTCAACATCAACGAGTGATTTGGGCACTTATGCAAATGGTATATTAACTATGAGAATATTGAGTCAACAGACCAGTCCTGTTACAAGTGCGGATATTGATATTTTGGTCTTTGTACGAGGTGCTGATAATTTGGAATTTGCAGGTCCTGTTGATGTATCTTCAACATATAGCCCATATGTTGTTCAAGGTGATTGCTATGATGATGAAAATTCTCGATATGAATTAGGAACTAAACCATCTGTTTCAGATCCTAATATGAATTTAGTTTATATGGGAGAAGCAGTTAGTTCACTAAGAACATTGATGCGGAGAATGTGTAGATATTGGAGATTATCCCGTGATCAAGTTTTAACTTTGGACACTAGATGTGTGTTTTACTCAGATCTCGGTAGATTACCTATGTATCCTGGTTATGATCCTGATGGTCTGAACGTCGCTGTAGGAATTAATTCCGCTGCTTCAGAACCATACAATTTTGTAGCATCGAATTATACTAATTGGTTCACTCAATGTTTTGTTGGTCAGAGAGGTTCATATAATTATGTTGTATACCCATACACTCCAACTGATGTACTTGCTCTTGAAGTGTCTAGGTCTGAAAGTCTACATACAGCATCTACAGATAATCTCGTTCGACAACATTCAGCAGTTGTTGATACTGTGGCTTTTGAACGAGATTTCTCAAACAGTGATGTATATAGCATGGGAATGTCAGGTACAAATCTTATTTCTCAGAAGAATCTTGCTGGTGCTACAGTGTCACTACCTATGTATAGTAGATACAAATTCTTAGGGAATAATGTTATGACACGGACAAAGGGAACATCTGTTGATGAAACGGATACTGACAGTTTTAGAACGTCAGCTCTCACAGAATTCATTGGTGGTTCATCAACTGATTTACAATTTACCCAAGATATGTATGTATCATGTGGTACTGATTTTTCACTTGTATTCTTTTTAAATGTTCCAATTATATATTCATACTCGGCTTTTCCAACAGCCGCTTAATTTTCCATATTTATTAAATATGGAAGGAGAAAACCTTTTAAAATCCTGATGTATTATTCAGATGTATCCCATAACAAAATAATACAATAGGCAAAAGATCCTATAAAATCTTTTTAAAATATGATGGTCGATGTCATATCTTGCTTCTATAAGCAAGTTTGAGCTTCAAGCTAGTCTGAACTGCTATTAATTATTATTAATTGCTTCAAAGTTATTTTTGTAACATTACCCAGACTTACGCTTGTAAGTTCTGGCTAGTGCGAAATTTTTGTAACTAGGAAGTTGACGGTTTTCAGATTAGCTCGATTTTTAATCGATG